GGGAATAAGTAGATTAGAGATTGAAAAACATATTATTGAACATGAAATTCTAAGACAACAAATCAAATTATTAATTCAAGATTTGGATGTTGCTTGGTTAAATTATATTGCCCAAACAGGTCTCACAGGCGATAAGACAGGAACGTTTGACCTCACCACCACAGGAAAGATTGATGCATTTTCTTTTACAGGTTCTTCATTAGATGGCGGAACAAGTGGGAGCACTGTATCGATAGATTTAATTTCAGGTTGGTTAGTCGCTAAAGACTGGACCACAGTAATGCTGGATTGGAGAACAGCAGGAACACTTGATGCAAAAGCAAATAACTTTACCACCACAGGCAAAGGAACATTTGGAACAGCTGGAACTGCAAACAATTTAGTAGTTTATGGAAAATTAAACTTTCCAGGGTTTGCTACAACCGCTAATTTGTATCAGGATGCTTATGGAAATCTTGCTTCGGATACTCAAGGATTGATTATATATGGAGTTTATGGAATTTCATCAAAAGGATTTACAAATATACAAAGTGTATCAAATGCCGCAGTTTATGTTCCTGATAATGGGGCATATATCACAAGGAATAGGGCAGACGCTTACCCCGCTCTTTATGTAAATCAAGTTCATTCAAGTTCCACTGGGGATATTTTGGATTTACAATTTGGAGGAGCGAACAAAGTTACTTTTTCAAAAGATGGAAACATTTTTACCACAGGCACTCTCGGTGCGGGGGTGTCTACATTCGCAGGAAATAATGGAAATGCCAACTTTACTCTGCTCAATCTTAATAACAATTTCACTCCACTAACAACCCAGACAGCACAAACCTCTGACCTTGTATTTAATTTAACTCAAAGTATCAACTCAGTAGTTTCACTTCACGAAGCTGCAAAGATTTCAGCATACAAAGTGAGCGACTGGTTTCATTCTTCTGATGAAACAGATACTAATAGTGGGTTAAGATTCTGGACTACAAACAACGGAACACCGACTTTACAGCTTACTATTGATAATACAGGAACTTCAAGTTTTACAGGAGCAGTGTATTGTGATGGCGGAACTGTTCATACAGACGGTTCTGGAAATCTAACTATGGCGACATTACTTTCCACAGGGGGCATTTATGATGGTTCAATATTATCAATAGACACAAATAACAGGCAGCTCCTTGCTTCTGATGGCTCAACAGTGCAAATGGATTGGAGCGATGAGGCTAATCCTACAGTAGGCGATGGCACTTATGGCGGCTCTGGCGGATATATTGAGAGCATAACAATCGTAGGCGGAAGAATAACACATATTGAGGCGGTGAATTTTCCGTAAAATAATGGAAACTAAAATAATGGAAACAATAAACAAAATTTCAGATGAGGAGATAGAAATTGTTACAGAGATAAAAAGAAAAATCTCTAAAGCAAATCTATTGAAACAGAAAGAAAGAATAGAAAATATGCTCAAAGTATTTGAAGAAAAGATAATTTGACTTATATAATTTAAATACTATTATTTAAATATTAATTTTATTTAATTATATTTAGTTAATATTAAGATGCCAAAGAAATTTGAAGATATGGTTAGTGGAATATGGAATTCTATTAAAGGTAAAGTTAATCCAAGGACAAAAAAACCTTTTACAGAAAGTGATGCTTATGCAATGGCAACTACAAGATGGAAAGCAATGGGACATAAGGCACCGACAAGAGAAAAATTAGAAGATTGGCATATAATAGAGTTTTTTGTGCCTATACAAGAAACATCTTCAATAGGAAAAGATTTTATAATCAAAGGAATTGCTATAAATGAAACTACTACAAGAAATGGAATTAAATATATAGCCAAAGAATTAGAATTAGCAGCACCAAGTTTTAAAGGAAAGAAAATATTGCTTGACCATAAAAATGAAGCTATGAATATTGTGGGAGTTATAAGAAATAGTTTGTGGAATGTAAATAAAAAAGCAATTGAATTTGAGGCACAAATTATGGATGAAGCAATTAAAGAAAGAATTAATGATGGAAGAATAAGTGATGTTAGTATTGGTGCAAAGGTTCAGGATTTAGTTTCTAATAAAGATACAAAAGAAGTTACTGCAATAGGTATTGAAGGACTTGAAATAAGTCTTGTTGCTGTGCCTGGAGACCCTGGAGCGAATATAGGACAGGCATTAGAACATTCTTTTCAATTAAAAGAAAAATTTGAAGATGATATTGATGTTGATGAGGAACCAGTAGAGGAACCAATAGAGGATGAACCAAAGGAGGAACCAGTCGAAGAACAAACAATTACTTGTCCTGGTTGTGGAATGAAATATGATATGGATGAAAAGAAATGGAGTGGTAAGGGAAAAGAAAGATTAAATGATTTAATAGTTTTGAAAATAAATTGAAAGGAGGTAATAAAATGACTGAAAACGAAAAAGTTGAGGAAAAATCCGAGGGAGTAACAGAACAAAAGCATATAACTGAAGTTAAAGTTGATATGTCTGGAATGCAGGCAATTGCTGATTTGAAAGAACAGAATAATGCTATGCAGAAGCAGATGGAAATTTTACTTGGAAAGTTAGATGCTATGAAGCAAGTTTCCCCAGTTGTTCCAGAAGTGAAAGAAGATAAAACTAAAGGCATAGTGAAAGAAGAAGTTAAAACAGAAAAGAGAATTGAAGATGGAATAGTTGTAGAAAAAGCTGATAGTGGAAAAGGATTTCAAATCTGGAGAGATTATAGTAAGGAAAATTGCAGGTTTAAAAGACTTGCAAGATAACTTTATAATTTATAACTTGAAAGGAGGTAAAAAGAAAAGATGACAGTAAATCCAAATGGGTATGTTTGTTTAGCAGACGGAGGAACCCCGAGGATTATAACAGGTTATGCAAAAGAAGTAATAAGTGGAGGTCAGTTTGTAGGAGCTTCTGGTGCCGCTGCTTTAGTTAGTAGTGGTGCTGATAGTTTTGCAACAACTGATTTACAGTTTTATTTAACTGCAGGTAGTGGAAACTTTGTTGGAATTGCACTAAATGATGCTGCAAGTGGAGCAGCGGTTAGTGTAGGAACAAGAGGATTGTTTTTAGTTCCAGTAAGTGGTGATATTGTTCTGGCAGGAAAACATGTTGGATGTAATGACCAAAGTGAGGTTATTGCAATAGGTTCTTCTACTTTAGGATATTCATTAGCATTAAATAAAATTGGAAGAGCACTTACAACAGGAAGCACAGCTCAATATGTTGTCTTGGACTTAAATCCGTAAAATGGAAACTAATGAAAGAGATTTGAAGTATGTCAAGGAATTGTTACAACTTGATTTAGGAACAGAAGGTTCATTACTTATTCCAAAAAAGATACATGATACTTTGATTGAGGAAGTAGATAAAAATCTTATTCCGAGAACAGAAGCGGCTATGTATTTTGGTCCAGGAGATATACCGGGAAGTTCTTTAGATGTTGATTTAGTAACTCCTAATATGATGAAGATTAGGGTTGTTGGTGAAGGTGCTGAAAGTCCTATGGACCAGACAGCATATGATAGTTTCAACCTTAAACCAGTTAAATATGGTGTGGCTATAAGAATAACTAAAGAAATGCTTGAGGATGGTAAGTGGAACTTACTTCAGCATAATATAATGGTTGCAGGAAAAAGATTTGCAGAAAATGAAACTTCTCTTATATTAACAGCTTTAGGAAGTGCAACAAATACTGTTGCAGGTGGTGCTGCTATAACAATAGCAAACATTACTACAGCTATGCAGTATTTGGAAGATGCAGATTATACTCCAACTACATTATTTGTTGGACCAGAAGTATTAAATGATTTAAGAAATATTGATACTTTTGTTGAAGCAAATAAAGTTGGGAATACAGAGATGTTAGATAGAGGATTTTTAGGAACTATATATGGCTTAAATGTCATAAGGTTCTCTACAAATGCAGCTCCTTCAACTACATACAGCAAGTATGCTTATGTCACAGACAAACAGCATGCTTTCGTAATTGCTGAAAAGAGACCTGTTACAATCACAAACTTTGATTTACCAATTTATGAAATGAGTGCAGCAAATATCACTCAAAGAATAAAGGTAAGGCATTTGAGAGCAACAGCGACTTGTATTATAACTACAAGTTAAATTTAATTTTATTTTTTTATTTTTTTAATTTATTTAGTATTTGCATAAAAGGAAGTATAAACAATTGTAAGGAGGAAAGAAAAAGAAAATGGCAGTTCAGAGAGGAAATCCAGATGTTCAAGGACTTGGAGGTATCAAAGATGGACTTGGTGGTGAGAAGATATGTGGGTTTTTAGGTAGTAACTCATTTACAAGTAATGCAATACAAGCTGGTAGTCTTGATTGCACAG